AACGGTGACGGTCACGCTCGACGGAGCAACGTCGCCCGGGCCGGCCTCGACCTTCGGCTGACGATTCACATAAACGTCGCCACACTCCTTCGCCGCCTGCTCCAGCAACTGAGCGGTCAGGGCCATGTTCTTCATGTTCTCGGCTTTCTCAGCCATGCGGCCCAAGGTCCGAAGCCGGTACGCGCGGTTCGCTATCGGGATGTCCGCTGTCTCTTCGCGGAATCGCTTGCGGGCCTCGTGGAACAGGTCGGCCCACTTCTTGGCCAGCCTCTGCCCGGCATACTTGGTCGGATCATGCGACTCGACCTGCTGCCGTGTGATCGTGATGCCGAATTCGCTCTTGACCGACTCAGCTACCTGCGATGGCGTGTCGAAACAGGCCAGCGCCTGAACGATGAACGCTTTGACCTCGCTTCGAAGCACTGCCATAGAGTTGCCATCCGTCAAATCCTGTCACTGAATCAGGCCGACTTGAGCAGACAGGTTCCGCAGGCCCTCGCGATGTTGATCTTCGCCACTTCGGGCGGGTTACTGGCAGCGTCGATCAGTTGCTGGACTTCTTCACTGGCACCGTAGCGACGAACCACTCCGACGAACTCTTCGACGTCGTGGCCTTTCAGGAAGAGGCTCGGCATTCCGTCCTGCCTGAACTTGGGAGCGCCGAACGCATCCTTGGCCTGAGCTATGTGGTACAGCTCATGCTCGACCAGGGCACAGAACTCAGCATCGGAGCATTGAGCGCAGTAGTCGGCGGCTAGCGTGATCAGGTACGCCGGCACGCGGCCGAACCAATCCATCATCTGCTGCTCTTGCCGGGCCTTCTGCCATCCGCCAGCACGGAACATGACCTGCTCGGCCTGACCTATCACCACGCGCCCCTTCTTGGCGAAGGAGGACGAAGCCCATAGAACGCCTATGTCGGCATCGATCAAGTGGGCGTGGTCGGGGTTATGGATGCTGCCGGCGTCGGCAAGTATCTGCTCAGTGACCCATCCCCATACCTCGGGCGCTGGCCTTAGCAAAACACCGAATTCGCCAGCCTCAACCAGATCAGTGGGCGGCATGGGCCGAACGGTCATGGCCACCTCGCCGGGTTACCTGGGGTTGTTTCAGAGTTCAGGGGTTGCTTTGATGGCGCATTGCCGGTATTGGTGGCGATCAACCAAGCGCAAGGAGCAGCATTATGGGATTGCCTACTGCAGATATAGATGTCTATTCAGATGATGGAGCCGTTCGGTTGAGCGCTATTCCATTCACCTTTAACCCTGGCGATCGCACTATTTACAGTGGCGCTGACAATTCCAGCTACGCGGTAATGCGCGCAGGCTGGCTTGGCCTCAGGACCGAACCGTTTAAGGGATGGAGGTCGGCGCATATCCTATCGGTAACAGGCAGCAATGGAGATGATCGCGTGTTCGAGGTGAAGCGCAACTTCAACACCCCTGTGCAGGAGGGCGAGTGGCTGTGGTTCCCAGCTATGCCACAGAAAGTAGAACCCTACCGAGACTAGATCATCCCCGCCTCCGCTCTCTCCCATCCCACCCATACGGATGCCGAAGGACCTTGGATAGGTTGCCGCCGCAGCGCATCAGCGAAGCAGTCAGCACGGCCAGCAGCAGGACCATCGGCCAGGCCTTGACTGGCACCACCAGCTCACCGGCGAGGATGTAGATCACCGTCGCACCGCAGCAGGCCATGATCAGCGCCGCCATGATGGACACGTCGCGCCTGAACTGAGAGCTGCCACGGCGGTAGGTGAACATGCGGGCAAACATCACCGCGCTAAGAACCAAGGTGACGTAGGTCAGTATCGATTTATCCATTGGGCTGCTCCGTTCCCCGGCGCTGCTTGATCGCAGCGAGCGTGACGGTGATTACCATGGCGGACGAGATGAATGCCGAAGGCCCCGCGAGATCAATCGGGCCGAACCCGAAGAACTCAGCCTTGGCCAGCAGCGGCGCGAACAGGATGCCCATCACGAAAGAGATCGCCAGGAACATCAGGCGCTGAAGAACAGGACGCTCCTCGGTGGTCGTGAAGAACAGCAGCGCGCCACACAGCGATCCGACCATTGCCTCATGAGTAACCCCGGCCATCACGCCAGCTAGGCCTGCCCCGGCAATGCCGACAGCAAGCGCGCCGGTTGATGTTGGCTCGGCCATTCGTGGCTCCAGGAATAAAACGCCCGGGAAGTTCGGGCAAAACAATCAGGCTCCTCGATGTGCGTCAGTCCGCTTGGAGCTGGGAAGAGGACATGGGAGCCAGAAACGAAAAAGCCCCGACCAGATTGCTCTGTGCCGGGGCTTCGTTTAACTGTTATCGATCCTCAACGCGCAAATCGGTCAGGATGGGAAGAATTCTGATGGATTGATGGCTGTGCTGTCAAGCTGCCATTTCGATCAAAATCCCCTCCGCCCGAAGAATGCCTTCTGCCTCCACCAGTGCCTCTTTCGCCATCTCATCCACCACCTTGTGGATGTTTCGCCTCCACTCTCGCCGGGTTGACTCAGGCCGCCCTTCCGACTCCCAGTTGTCCATGCTGTAGAACCAATCCTCGAGAACAATCATGTCGGTGGAGCGCTTTCCCTGCACGCCCTTCAGCTTCGGGATGGCCCATGTGTAGACGGCCATTCCGAGGAACCGGCGCGGCGCAGGCGTGGCGATCAACGGGATCAGCGCCTCAATGGCGTCCCGCTTCTTCTGGCGGTGCGTGCTGTACCTGGCCATCAGTACATTCCAGTGCCGCGGGATCAGCTGGCTATGGAGTCGAGCGTATACCCAGCAGTCGGCATCCATGCGGGTGATGCCCTTCTCGCCAGATGACCGGATCAGGCTTTCCAGGCTGCCACCTTCCGCGTACCCGGGACGGTACAGCTTCTGCCAAGCCTGCTTGCTCGTGTTGTCGATCGCCTCGGCTGCCAGAGCGGAAACCACTGCGGCGAGTGTGCTGGTGTAGATCATGCGGTCTCCCCTTGAATACGAACGCGGACTTCCCCGCCCTTCACGGTTTCCCGGCTGATCCGTAGCTGGGTGATGAATCGGTTGTCGTCGATGCCAAGGGCGTCCGCCACGCCGTCGCGCAGCGCTTTACAGGAGGCCAGCAGGTTGTCGTCGTCGCGCTTGCGGCGATCTGGGGGCACGAACTCCAGAGCGAAAAGGATCTCGTCGGCCAGCGGCGCCGCGATGCCTGCCTTCTTCGTCAGCAGGAAGCATTCGGCCCGGTACTGCTTCGCCGCCTTGCTCTTCTTGGCCCAATGCACCCTGGCGTTCGGGCTCAGCTCTTTGGGCGGCCATGGCAGAACTATTACTCCACTTCCGCTTTCGGCCATATCCGCCGCGCCGTCTCCAGCGCCTCGGCTTCCGTCATCCTGGCTCCGACCATCGCGAACGGTTTCCTTCTCGGCAGCTTGACCAACCAGCAGGCCTTCGCAGGCGCAGCCGAACGGCTCGTCTCGGTCGATCCAGCACTGTCCGCAGATAGCGTCATCACCTAGCCTCGCTTGGGCATCGAATCGGGATATGGTCATGCAGCCCCCTTCACAGTCAGCAGCCCCTCGCGGAACCAGATCAGTTGGGTTTCAGCCAGGGCGCGAATCAGATCGCCCTCGGTCAGTTCGCCGCGGCGGCGACCGTCCAGCACGGAATGGCAGTTTTCGCAGGCGAAGCACGCGATCACGTCCGGCCCCTTCATGCCGGTCCCGCGCTGTCCGCAAGGGATGTGAGCGAGAACGACGGTGCCGTCGTCAAAGCCACAGCCGGTCAGGCGCAGCGTGCAGGATTGGCCGCGAGCGGAATCGCGCAGCTTCTTGGAGACGATGCGGGTCATCGCGATATCCTCGTCATGCCGCCGCAGTGCTGGCACTTCGTCTTCTGGCGATTGCCGAGGCGCTTCATCTCGTCGGCGTAGCGCTCGTGTAGCTGGTGATATTTCGTTTCCTGATTCGCCAGCTGAACCAAGGCGTACATCGGGTCGATCCTCTCGCCGCAGTCCTTGCAAGTGACCTGAGCTAGCGCTTTGTCGATGACGAACCGTGTGTGTCGGCACTTGCTCAGCTGCCACTCAGGCACTACTTCGAGCACCCGGCCTGAGTCCAACTTCGGCTTGACCGGGAGAACGGCGACCTTGTCGTCTGTTGGAGTTTTCATCAGGCCGCCACCTCCCCGATTCCCCAATGATCCGCCGTCGTGAACCTCACGCCATGCTCTGCCGCGAACGCTTCCATAACCTCGAAGAGATCGTTGAACCACTTCTTGCTCTGCTTGCGGGTGGAGATGCCCAGGACGACGAAGCCGCCGTTGATGCCCGGTACCGCGTCCTGCTGCTGGACTGCTGCGGAGAAGACGTGCTTCCAGCTCTCCTCGTCGAGCTTTCGGCCGTACCACTCAACCTGACGGCTGATATCGCGCAACATTGCCCATAGGCGGCGGTTCTGTGCGTCGCTGCGGGCCTGTTCGCGCATGGTCCAGACATAGCCGGCGTCGAGGTCGACTTTCTGGATGCAGGCGATAGCGCGCTGGCGGTCCATTTCGTTGCGTAGGGGGAAGGTTGGGTTAGCCATCTATGCGGCCTCCACGTGATGTCCGAACCCAAAACTCCAGCGATGCACATGCGCCGATGGCGATCAGCCAGGCGAGTGCGAAGAGTGGGGTGGTCATGCCTTGGCCTCCTTGCGCGCGGATTCCCAGTCGAAGACAAGTCCTATGCCGCCACCCTCGCGCAGCCGATCGACGCAACGCTCCCCGAGCACAGCTGGCAGCTCTTCCGGCATGAGGTTGGAGACGACGACAGTCGGGCGCTGATCTTCGTAGCGGCCGTTGATGATGTTGAAGAGCGTCGCCTGCTCGAACTCAGTCGGCTTGGTTGCGCCCACTTCGTCGATGATCAGCAGGCTCGGCTCGATCAGGCTGCTGAACGCTTCGGCTTCGGTGTACTCGCTGCGGCTGTCATAGCTTCCCTTCACGTGCTGCAGGATGCCGGCAACGGTGCGGTACACAGCCGTGGCGCCGCAATTGACGATGATGTGACCAGCGATCGCGTTGGCGAGATGAGTCTTGCCGGTGCCCGGCTTGCCGAGCAGCAGCAGGCAACGACCCGCCTCTTGGTTCTTGCGAAACTGTTCCGCGTACTGCTGGCACGCCTTCAGGTTCTTACGCTGCCCCGGCGTTGTGGCGCGGTAATCATCGAAGTTCTTGCCCTGGAAGCGCTTCGGGATCATTGCGCTACCAAGCCTGCGCTCCAGCCGCTCTGCAGCGATGCGAGCGAAGTTTGCTTCCTGCTCGGCACGGTCACGCTCACGTCGCGTGGCCTCGGCGCACTCGGGGCATCCGCTTGGCGTCGGACTGTTGCGGCTGGTGATTGAGGCGTACGGGCCGTGTTCGTCGCAGCTGGCCAGCTCCTTGGCTACCACGCCGAACCGGCGCTCGAGCGGGTCGATATCCAGGTTTACGGCTTCAGAACGCATAGGTGCCATCCTCCCGCTCAGTCAGGCCAGCGGTGTAGTCGCGTTGATCAAATCCGGTGTGGCGAGACTGGCCGGGAAAGGTGTGAACGGTCCCGGCAGGCTTCACCTCGTCCTCCCAGCGCCGCCCGTTCAGCCAGGTGGCGGGATGGGGAATGAATTGGCCGTTGTCCTTGAGCCAATCGGGAGATGCGACTTGCTTGGCAAGTGCGGTGGCAATGGTGGCGAACAGGTCGGCAGTTACTTTGAGCTTTGCCCACGCCTTCTCGGCCTGTGGCTTGGCGACCTTGCGGGGATACAGAGCCCAGAACCTGGCGAACAGGTCATCGCCCTCCCCCTTGGGGGTTGGGGGGTTCTTTTGCTCTTTACTCTTACTCTTCTCTACATCTTCTTTAGGTAACGCATCGCTAACGATTGGAGCGTTACCTTTAGCGTTAGCGGCTTTGTGATTCGCTACGCGCTTGGCTGTGAGAAGCCTATTCTTGGCGGTCTTGCCGTTGTGGCGATCAAAATGAGGCAGGCTGATAACCCCATCCTCCTCAGTCATCCACCCGACAAACTTCATGTGTTCGCAGAAACCGGTAACGCCTACCAAACGATCGAGTAACCGTTTGCTAACGCTCGGAGCGTTACCATTTTCAGTCTGTTGATCGAACCAACCCCAGACACGCAGAAGCTTGCCAACCACCGCATCGGAGTCGATATCCGCAAGGTCCGCTATCTGGCACACCTCGGGCTTATCCAGGGTGGTCAGCTCGAACTTGATCCAGTCACCGGCCATACGTCACGACCTTGGCGATTGAACTGCCTGCTGAAATAGTCATAATGGCTTCACCTGTTGTTGAAGAAGCCCGGCTGCCCCCGGGCTTTTTTGTGCCTGCCGTTCGGGTACTGGATAAACCCCCAGCACTACCCGCCCGATTTCGCCGCCCTGCCCTGGTTTCTAGAATGGGAACCATGGAAACCACTGACAGGGATGTCGCTATGCGACTCAGGAAAAGAACCGAGCCGGCTTCACCTAAATCTGTTCAAGCCGCTTCAGGGCGCGCAGACGCCTTCAGCTCGCCATTCGTAAGGCGCTCGAGCTGGTACTGGCGCAGTTCCGGAACTTCGTCCCACTGACGTACCGCCTCGTAAGTCACCTTGAGAGCTTTCGCCAGCGCTGCGACCGAGCCGAAGTGCTTGATTGCTTGCGATTTGGTCATGGAGACCTCCTTTCCTTCAGCCAACATTCAAGCATGCTTGTGTATATAAAACAAGCATGCTTGGCAAGCAACCTTGTAGATTGCCAGCATGAAAATCACTGAACGAATCACGCGACTTGTGCTTGCGAGAAGGCCCTCGCTCACTGTCCGTAATGTGAAAAGAGACATAGCGACCACTTGTGGAATCAGCTATGAGGCTGTTCGTCAGTGGTATGCCGGTGATACCGGGAACATCAAGAACGACAATCTGGTCGCGCTTGCTGACGGCTACGACACGACCGTCGACTGGCTGCTTTCTGGAAAGGGCGATCCGCCTCGGCGCAAGTTAGCCTCGGCGCCGAGCGACTCGAAAGCCGGCGCAGACGGATCGCCGTCCTCTTCTGCCGAACTGGTGCTTGAGATGCTGTCCAAGGCAGGCAAGCTCACACCCGAAGGTCGCCAGGCGATCCTATCGGCAGTGGATGAGGTCTCGGACAAGCCTGCAGCGAGCAACGTGATCACCGGAGATTTCTCTCGCCCCGGCCCGGTGGGCGACGAGATTCGCATTGCGCACTACGACGTTCAGGGCGCCATGGGCAACGGAAAGCTGGTCCAAGACTACCCTGAGATGTTCCGCGACGTGACGGTTAGCCAGAAGCAGCTGCGCGACCTTGGCGTCACCTATAAGGACCCGTCCCATCTGAAGATCATTAGCGGTGACGGGCAGTCCATGTCGCCGATCATCCAACATCTGGACCCAATGATCAGCGACGTCAGCATCCGGGAATACACCGGCGACGGGATCTACGCCTTCACATGGCAGGGTCACTTCTACATCAAGAGCCTGCAGATCGCGGACGAAGACCATTTCCTGATGGTCTCGGCAAACGAAACGCTATACCCGCCCAAGAAAATCAGGATCGATGACACCTACATCCAGGCGAGAATCCTGTTGGTTTGGAAAGCGACTCGGGTTTGAGGGCGCGGCGGGGCGATGTGAGGGGTGGCGTGGCGCAGAACTAGGCTAGGGTTGCGCCTTGGCTAGGCGGTACAGCCCCAGGCCAGCGCGCAATGCGCGTAATGGAATGACTATGGAAGCCCTTTGAATGAACAAGGAAACTTGGCTAGACGACTGCCGCGCTTGGTGCAAGCAAGCTAAGTACCTTGCAGAGGGGCTGGAATGGCTTGAAAAGCCAACACACAGCGGCTGGAAGGAGGCGACCAGCCTGCTTCTTGATGAGCGCCGCGTGACCATCCCTCAACTCTATTTCAAGGGAGAATATCAAGCGGGCCGGATGGGTGAGCGGATTACATACGGCCTGATGTACAAAGATGGAAAGGAGAAGCGCCGGGTATTCATGCTGGAAATTTGGCCTCCCCACGAGAGGTCCCATAGATTCAAGGATGGGACGCCTTTGTTCGGGCCTCATATCCACCTTGGCGACTACCGCCTTGATGAAATCACTCGCCATGTCCGCTCCAAGATCACAATGGCCGCCGAACAGGCCTGGCTTGATCGCTTTGTCCGACACGCTAGAATTAAAGAGGGTCGCGGCGCTCTAACCACTCCATTCGGCGACGATCTTTTCGGGCGGTAGGCATGTTCAGTATTGGATGCAGCGATTTTTTTGCTAGATCTGGATGGCACTGCCAGGTTGTGAGTGTGGGCAGCTTTCCGGCCACCTACATCAGCACTCCGATTTCCCTGCCCGGGGGAAAACCCCTCGATTTCTATCTGATCCAGCGCGGCGATCTTGTCGAGTTCACTGATGATGGCATTACCCTGTTCGCGTTGAAGTCCATTGGCTACGCGCTTTCTGATAAAAGGAACTGGAAGGGTCTTGAGAATCTTGGCTTGAAGTTTGGCTTCCAATTGACCGATTCTGGGCAGTTCGAAGCCATATTTCCTTTGGCAGAAATGGATGCGTGGGGTGGGAAAATACTTCGCCTAATGGCGGCTGTGGTGGCATGGGAAGAAGAGCGCTCCGCTGAGGGCGACACTGATTTCTCTCTCACCGATGAAATTGAGATGATCCTCAGAGCCAAGGAGCCGGATCGCAAGATCACTCGAAACGCGACCCTGAAGGTTGGACGGGTGGAGATGTCGTTTGATTTTCTCTGGGGCTCTACTTACATCGACGCGGTAGCCCCTATACCTCAGTCGGTGAATCCAAGGCTGAGGAAGGCGGTGCTGATCAGCAAGGAAGAAGATCCCGCGGACGTCCTTTTCATTGTCGATGATCGGGGCGGCAAGCGAAGGAAGGCTGAAGACGAGATGTCTGTGCTGGGAGGCCTTTCCTCGACAATCCTTCTCAGCGACTTCCAGCAACACTACAGCGCATCGATGCACTGATCCCTGGCCTGCCAGCCCCGCACCTAGCGGGGCTTTTCATAAGCGATACGGATGTAAGCCATCACTTACAGCTGGCGTCATGATTAAGCCGTATCCTGCCTTGATCCTTTCGATCATAGTTCGCTCGCAATAGCGCAGGATGCGCCCCGGGCCTGGAAGGCCGATGGACCACCACGTGGATCGCGGAGCTTGGAGCAACGGGACAACAGTTCAATTTAGCCCCGCCTCGTGCGGGGCTTTTCAGATGCGCAAGGAGGCGCCATGTACCGCATCACCATCGCCCTTCTGCTGCTCTCCTCGCCCGCCCTGGCCGCCACCCTGGAATGCAAGGTAACTGGCATATCTGACGGCGACACCATCTCCTGCTTCGATCCAGAGCGCCGCAAGGTTGAGAAGATCCGCCTGCGGGGTATCGACGCGCCCGAGCGAAAGCAGCCATTCGGAACACGCTCCCAGCAGCACCTCGCCGACTTGGTGCACGGCAAGACAGCGACCATCCACTGGGCCAAGCGGGACCGCTGGAAGCGCATCATCGGCGCCGTGTGGGTCGAGCCGGCCGACTGCCCCGGCTGCGGCCATACGCTTGACGCCGGCCGCGCACAGCTCGCCAGTGGCATGGCCTGGTGGTACGAGAACTATGCGAAAGAGCAGCCCCTGGAAGAGCGCCACGCCTACGAGTTCGAGCAGAAAGAAGCACGTGCTCGATCTATAGGCCTGTGGCGCGGTCCTCAGCCGATCCCGCCTTGGGACTGGCGGCGAGGCACGCGCTGAGCGCTCGCTTCATGCGCGCCTGAGCAGTAAACCGCTCTGAGAGCGGTCCATTAAAGAACAAGCGGAATCAGCTCATCAGCAGGCAGGATCAAATGCTTGCAGGCGGGCTCTACTACTAGTCCGTTGTGCTCAAGGGTATAACTGAATCGATACTCAAGCTCATGAGAAAAGCTCGGCGGCTTAACAAACGACATATTTCCGATCGCTTTCATGAGCTTTTCTATTGAAGCCTCAAATTCGGAATCGATATGCAGTCTCCTCGGGACATACAGGACGACGTCATGCCTGCAAAAGATCTGAATATCTTCTGGCTGAAGATGACCTGGAAGTATGGAGGCCCCCCTTTGAGCGAGCTCCTTGATTTTCCGCCTAAGCGCTTCACCAATAGCTAAGGCGAACGTGCCAGCCTTTGCGCGAGTGATTGCCCATCTGGAGTCGTATTTAGGAAAAATACCGTCTGCTTTCGAAGCTCGCCGAACTGCCGACATGCAGTAAATAAATACATTAGGGGCCTCACGGGTAATCTCCATAGAGCATTCGCCAAGCACGACGG